CCATTCCCCTGAGACGGGGAATTGAGCACCCAAGCAGAGCCAGTGCGATACGTATACCTGTTGAGCAACTCATGGTACAACGAGTAGTAGTACCCATCACCACCAAGACTTGTGTACACACGATACGTCCCCGAGCTCGGCCCCACATACACAGGTGCAGGTGGGTCCGGTTCGGTGGTCGGTGCAGTCTCGGTTGGTGTGTCGTCAGGCACCGTCTCCACAACCTCGACAACCGTTTCATCCTCGACCTCCTCGTCGTCACGCTTCCCGCCCACGGTGTGACCGAGCCACGGGTCCACAGTAGCTATCTCCCCAGGGAACTTGGTGGGACCAGCCTGCACGTTGCCCTCGATAGCGGGCGTGCGGGCGGTGTACAACGACCAACGAACTTGGTTGTACGCCAAGATGCCAGAATTGAGCACGAAGTCGAGCTTGAACCAGTTCTTCTTCGGATTCTTGGCAGGGAGATATCCCGTTATCTTCGAATGCTTCCACTCTGAACCGTCAAGGGTGACGATATGGCTCGAGCGGTACACAGGGTTGGAGGATCGAACCTCAGTCAACCACGTGTCTCGCACGTACCAATTCAACTCGTAATAACATGGGAAGTCATACGGGTTGACCAGGTGATAGCCCGAATTGTCGTTCGTGGGATTGTAATGCAGATGAGACGTGACGATAGCAGAGCCGCTGATCGCCAAATAGTTGTTCCCCGCGTCCAACTTGCCGGCACCAACCGAATAACCGACAACGACCGGAGTTGTGCCGTCACCCGGTAGGGTGGTACCGCCACCGCCCGTCGACCCCCCCGTGTCACCGGTACCGGGGGTGGTACCTGGGACATCCCCAGACCCACCCCCAACCCCCTACTGGGTAGTCGGGTCAACGGGTCCGGTGAGGGAAGGGGTGTACGACATGTAGACGTAGCCCCCGACCATGTCAGCGTCAGAGTCCTGCCAGATGAAGAGGCGCCCTAGGGCACGCTCATTCTTATCTGTCGGACTTAAGGCGTTGAAGCTTGAAAGGGAGCAGTACTCCCTTGCTGGTCCTGGGGGGACTTGTAGTGGACGAGGTTTGTCCCAAATCGCTGACCGAGTGGACCCCTCGGAGAGGATGAGGGAGGACCGTGTCCTCGGCGTACCGTCCTGAAAATCCCTCTGAAACGCCATTGCTATCGTCCCGTTTGTCGACGTGGAGACTCTGGGCTCGTACCAGATCTTCACGTTGTTGAGTTTCCAACGCTGGAAGCTTGGGGCGACTCCTTGAAGCCACGGGAGGGCCCCCGGATGGATCGTGACGACTGTCGGTCCGTCCGCGGGTGAGTTCCGTTTGGTTTCGGCTAGAAGGATGGTCTGGGTGTCTCCAGAATTCTGGGTGGTACGCCTGGCACTCTGTGAAGTTGGCGCACGGACGACCACAGATTGGCCTTTGCGGCTGGGTTGTTGCTTCTTTTGTTGTTTGGTCTTTGCCATTGTTGATGTAGACCGTACAGTTGTTAAAAGTAAAGGTATCTATGATGAATGTGGTGTGTATTGGATCCTGCCACCACAACAGGACTGTACATCAGGAAGAACATTACAAGAACGCATGACCGTGCAGTCTCTTGGCATTCCGGGTGAACCCTTAGCACTGAAGTTTTGCGTCACGCGTGCACCCGACGACGAGCACACACGATCACAGTTTTGGTCATTCTACACTTCCCAACCCAATTGCTGATTTGTTAACCCAGTGGCCTTCTGGGAGGTTTTGTTAAACCGGAACCACCGGGAAATGCCCAAGTGGGCTCACAATAAGAGGGTGTGCTCGTGAGTGGGTAAATATTCCCAATCCTTCCGCACTTTCTGGTAATATGGGGTAGTGGCATTGTACTCAGATTCAATGGCCACCTGCTCATCGGGGGTGATGTCAAACGCTCTCCAAAAGGAGTACCTAGCCGTTTCTGAGATGGCAAGGTTACGTCTGTGCATACCTTTGGACTGCCAGAACAGTCCTCCGATGAGAGTTGGGTCGCTCAGTTTGAGGGGTTTGGCGTTTCGGCCCGCACGCATGAAAGAACGGTAGAAAGAATCAAGTACCGGAATACCCCCGGCAAGGGACGTGCCGGACATGCCGACACACTTGATCCACGACTCGTACTCCTTGGCATTACACCAAGGCTTGAGACTGATGCAGTCCTTCACAATACAGCTCCGGGGATCGCGGACCATAGTCCATGAAACCCCGTCAAACACTGGCTGGGACTGACAGAACACCACCTTCTCAAGTTCATACACCGGCTCCTCAACAACCATGTTGAACCCCATCTCCCTGAACCAGAGATCTAGCCCGGCAGAGAAGCGTGCCAAATGACGCTTGTGACAGATAATCACACAGTCGTCGCCATTGTTGGCCAACTCAAAGGGCACACCGCGTTCGGTACAGTAGGCAATCAACAAACAACAGGCGATTAAGCAATTGCCCAAGCCTGTGTTCATATCACCCGAACAACGTGTGCCCTCAATCTCGTACCTAAGCCAGCCATCCGCGCAACGTCCGAAAGCCTTGTTGTGGATCTGCCACTTCAACAAGTTGGCCAACCACTTACGGTCCTTCGGGCTTGTGAGGAGGCCCAAGTAAAACTTGTGCTCCCACTCCAACGCTTGTCTGGAGACATGCTGATCAAACCGGGAAGCGTCCAACCCGATTGCCACAGCCTGTCCATCCCCACCCACACACTCCCACTTACGGCTGAACTCAGCCCCAACCTGCGATGCATTCATGCCCTTCATCACAGTTTTGGAACCGAGTAGCCGCGTCACACCATTGAGGAGGATTCCCTCAGCAGGTTTAATAACCCGTCCTACCTCAACGTTGTACCTAGGATCACGCGGTGAAATGTTCCTGGGTACCGCCCCTTGTTTGAGTGTGCGCTCAGTCTTTGTGAAGTTACTGAGCTCACCGTCCTTGCGTTGAATGCCTCTGACATACAGGCTTTCAACGGCATGCTGGTATACGCTTCGTTTCTTACCCTCGTACAAAAGAGGAAACTCCTCTCTTTCCAAAGGGCTCAGACGTGGGCATAAAGCCAGAATGCGCTTCTGGATGGCTCCCAAACGGTCGTCGTAGATGGTCTCCGCGTCTGACGGCGGTGACCAAGTGTCTCTGCACATCGGACAAGACACCTCAATGCCGGATTCACGGCAATGGGTGACCCATCCATCAATGCAGTCAAGGTGATAGGTGTGTCCGCAAGGAAGCTCGGACGCTATCGCTAGCGCCACGAAATCCTCGCGGCAGATGCTGCAGCAGCCAGCACGCCTCGCGTCCTTTCGCTTCATGGCGTAAGCCATTCTGCTACCGGGACGCGGAGGCGACACGAAAACACCATTCTCCTTGACATAAAAGACTCTCTCTTTGACGGCCTTGAGCAAATTTACTATGGTCGAATTGAACGCGTAGACTTCTCGGGGTGGGGACATGCCCTCACCGACCATATAAGTATGCCGAGTGCGCGTGGTGGCTCCCAAAATGTACCGTACTTCCAAACCGGCAGGGTTGGGTGCCAGTGATTCTTCACTGTCCCTGCCAGGTACGGCCACTGGGCCCCCCTAGTCGCCACCGACAAGGCGTCTGCTGACGCCATACCAGTACGACCACCAAGGCGCTGTATAGTCGATCTCCCTTTCGACCATGGCCTT